AAGAAATGATGCGTATTCATTTGGGCATGATAGGCGACCACGAAGACCGTATTAAGAACCTTGAGAGCAACATGGTAATTGACTATGGGCAACAGCAGACATTGCGACAGCACGTCAATAAAGCTGTTTTAAATGCATTAGGCGGCAAGAATACAGAAGCCTATGCATACATCAGTAAAGTTGTATTTGCAGAGTGCAACAGGGATTTGCAAGACAGATTTAAAGTTAACAGCCGGAACAACATCCCTCGCAAACGCTATGAGGAGGCTATTGACTATGTAGACAACTGGGAACCGAAAACAAATACAAAGTTGAGAATTGATGAATATAACCGTCAGCAGAGATTTGAGGTGTAAAGATGGAAGTAGGAGATATAAGGGGGATGCTTGCAATAGCAAGAAAAGCACGTGGAATCACCCAGAAAGAACTGGCTGAAAGATGTGGATTAGCTGAAGTTACAATCAGACAATACGAAACAGGCAGACGATTTCCTAATGCGGAAACTTTGAAACGCATCACTAAGGAACTGCACGTGAAAATAGTTGTGATACCCGAAAAGGAGTTAGGAGGTAAAGATGAAAGCCATATATAATTTGCTGACCATCGTGTCAGTAGCGTTGGTTATCTGGATCTCGTCCAGTTGGGTTGGTGTGGTAACACATACCGCCGGAAAAGATTATAGCAATTATAATTTTTTCGTGATGTTAGGGGGTGAATAAAAAATGAATGAGCCTCCAAGAAAAGAGTATGTTATTAGATTACTCTACACCCTTTTAGGACGACAGCAGGGTGTAGAGTATGACAAAGTATTCTACACCGATAAAGACGGTGTAGAGCATGAGGTAAAAAAGGAAGAGCCCTACCATTAAGCTCTTACGATAAATCATACAAGTAAATCATACAAAAGACTTGGCAATTTGTCAAGATAGGAGGTAGACATGGCATACATCGTTATTCAAGATTGGATGATATCAGATTTACAATTAAGAGGGAATGAACTCCTCACATATGCCCTTATTTACGGCTTTTCGCAGGATGGTGAATCAGAATTTAAAGGGTCGTTGAAATACATTTCAAATTTTCTTGGCGTGTCAAAAAGTACTGCACAAAGAAATCTTGAAAATCTTGTAAATCGTGGAGTAATTGAAAAGAGAGTTGAGGAGATTAGCGGAGTGAAATTTAACCGTTATATAGCTCATGAAAAAGCTGAACCCCCTATAGTCAAAATGGGTACAGGGTGTAGTCAAAATGGGTACGGGGGTGTAGTCAAAATGGGTACAGGGTGTAGTCAAAATGGGTACGGGGGTGTAGTCAAAATGGGTACCAATAATACTAATATATATAATACTAATAATAATGCTAGTAATAATACTAAAGATAAAGGCGCGCCCGCGAGATACTTTGACGACGAGGAACTAAACAATAAGTTTCTGGAATTTCTTTCCATGCGGAAGAAGATTAGAAAACCAGTCCGAACAGATAGAGCCTTGAAAGCATTACTCAAAAAGTTACATGAATTATCTGGCGGTGATGTTGGACTGATGAAACAGATTATAGACCAGTCATTGGATAAAGAGTGGCTAGGGCTTTTCGAACTGAAAACAGGTAACGACAGCACGAAGAATATTAACGACCGACTGTACGGAGATATACAGCACTGGGCAGCACAGAAAGAACAGGAGGGAGGCGGAATGTATGACGATTTCGGAGTTTTCTAAAATCGTAGCCGCATTAAAGACCGTTTACACGTCTCCGGGTTTTGTTCCAAACGAACAGGCGTTAGACATGTGGTACCGCCTGGTAGGCAAGAACAACGACTACCAGACGATAAGCGTGGCGGCACAGATGTACATGACAACAGGAAAGTTTCCGCCGACACCGGCAGATATTTTAGAGTGTGCCAGTAAGCTCAAAGCGGAAAGCAGCTACCTGAGCGAGCAGGAAGCATGGGCAACAGTGGCAAAGGCGTGCAGCAATGGGATTTACGGTTACAGAGAGGAGTTTGACAAACTGCCCCCTACGTTGCAAAAGGCAGTAGGAACGCCACAGACGCTCCACGACTGGGCGGTAGTAGATTCAGCGGACTTTCAGACGGTCATACAGTCAAATTTTCTCAGAAGCTACAGAGCGGCGTTAGAAGCGCAAAAGGAAATAGACAAGTACCCACCGAAGCTCCAGGAGATGATAAGAGCGGCGGGAGCGATAGAGCAGAAAGAAGCAGTACCAGAACTACCCACACTGGGAGAAATAGTTGGGCGGTTGGAACGAGATAATAAAAATTATCCCCCGGAACAGTGCGAGGGAGCGTTAGGGGATTGGATAGCAGAAAAGAAGGAGAGATTAGGTTATGAATAACACAATGATTAGCGTAAACGGCTTTGCGAAAAGAGAGTATGAGGACGTCTTAGAGAAAAAAGGTGTGATTCCTGCAAGTGTTGTAATCACAGTCGAGGACAAGGCGATTGCAAGAGCTATTTTAGAGCTATTTAAAGACAAGGTACAAAAAACAGGCGTTTTGCGGATGAAAGAAATTGAAGCTTTTGCCCGCGGCTACAACGAATTGAGCAAAAGCATTGAAACGGCATGGGGAGAAGAAAGCGAGGAGAAACATGGCGGAGTGGTACGTTGACCCAGTCAGGGAATACCTAAAAAGACAGCACCTTGAGGCAGAATATGAGTACAGAACAGCACACAAAGCAATCAAACGAGGTGCGGCAAACTACAACGAATACGAGAGATATGAGGAGGAATTAGAGCAATGACACTATACGAGATTGACAGTGCAATTATTGGCTGCATGGACGAAGAAACAGGAGAAATTATTGAGGGCGCCATGGAAGAATTAGAACTTGACAATATCCAGAAGGCCGAAAATATCGCATTATCAATAAAAAATGACGCGGCAATGGCTAAAGCTTTGAAAGAGGAGATTGACAAGCTTACGCAACGGCTCAGAACTTGCAACAACGGTATAGACAGCAAGAAAAAATACTTACCGTACTTACTCGGAGACAAAAAGCTCAAGACGGCAAGAGTAAGCGTGTCATACAGAAACAGCGAGTCTGTGACCATTGACGACTTAGGCAGCCTGACAGAGGAATACATCAGGATTCCAGAGCCACAGGCGGACAAGACAGCGATTAAAAAGGCGATTAAAGCCGGAAAAGAGGTCGCGGGAGCGCACATTGAGACCTCAAAGAGCGTGATAGTGAGGTAAGAAAGATGGGAGATATTCACAAAAAGTTGCAAAGAATTCAGGCAGAGTTAAAGGTACCAAAAAGCAGGTACAGTGACTTTGGCAAATACAACTATAGGAGCTTAGAGGACATCTATGAGGCGGTAAAACCGTTGTTAGACGAAGAAGGTTTACTACTGTCTATTAGCGACGAAATCGTTATGTTGGGCAACCGATTTTATATAAAAGCGACAGCAGTTTTGAAAGATGTAGAAAGCGAGAGCAGTTTTTGTACTACAGCATATGCCAGAGAAGAAGAGAATAAGCCAAAGATGGACGCGGCACAAATTACCGGAGCGGCATCAAGCTACGCGAGGAAATACGCGTTAAATAGCTTGTTTCTTTTGGACGACTCGAAAGACGCGGATACAGACGAATACAAACGCAACGAGGTTATCACAGAGAAAGAAGCAAAACGGCTCTATGATTTGATGCAAAAAAAAGGAATGACGGAAGCCCAAATTAAAGAATGGGCAAGTCAAAGAGGTTTAAAATCACTGTATCAGACGACACAGCAACAATACGCTGAAGCCATGAAGGAATTAGGACTAAAATAGCATGGATTTAACTGGAAAAATAAAAAACTTAGCAGTGGATTATTTTAGCAAAAAGATAACAGTTACCCTGGAAATTAACGAGGCGGAGCGGTTTATAAAGGGCGTGGATGAACTGAAAAAGTTGGAAAAGCTGTCCGTAATAATTAAACCGTTCCACAAGAAAAGAAGCCTGTCAGCAAACGCCTATTTCCACGTGTTAGTCACCAAAATAGCAGAGAAAGTCGGCACGAGCAAGGCGGAAGCTAAAAATTTAATGATAGGAAGATACGGACAGCCGGAGCTGATAAAAGGGGACATAGCAGTTTTAAAAACCAATGTTCCAACCAACATCATGTACAAAAAAGAGGACATTCACACGGTTGCGATAGGACGGCGGCTAGAAAAAGGCAAAGAGGTAGTGTTTTACAGGCTCATGCGAGGTTCGCACACCTACGACAGCCGGGAAATGAGCGAGCTAATCAAAGGCACGATACAGGAAGCGGAAGACTTAGGAATTGAAACGCTAACACCAAGAGAATTGGAACAAATGTTAGGAAAATGGAAGCCAAGAAAGGAAGAAGAGAAATGAAAAAATTTGAATTAACAACAGAATTTATCACAAATGCGCTTGGAAAAAAGTTATTTAGAATCAAAGCACTGGTTGAATTTGGGAGCGTGAAAGCCGGAGAGCTAGGCGGGTACGCGGAGAAAGAGGAAAATATATCACAAGACGGCAATGCATGGGTTTCCGGCGACGCAAGGGTTTACGGCAACGCATGGGTGTCCGGCGACGCAAGGGTTTACGGCGATGCATGGGTTTACGGCGACGCAAGGGTTTACGGCAACGCATGGGTGTCCGGCGACGCAAGGGTTTACGGCGATGCATGGGTGCACGGCAATGCAAAGGTTTTCGGCAATGCAGAGGTGTCCGGCGACGCAAGGGTTTACGGCGATGGATGGGTGCACGGCAATGCAAAGGTTTTCGGCAATGCAGAGGTGTACGACAATGCAAAGGTGTACGGCGATGCAAAGGTTTTCGGCAATGCAAAGGTGTACGGCAATGCAAGGGTTTACGGCAACGCATGGGTGTCCGGCGACGCAAGGGTTTCCGGCGACGCATGGGTTTCCGGCAACGCATGGGTTTCCGGCAACGCAAGGGTTTCCGGCAACGCATGCGTTTCCGGCGACGCAGATTATGCATTAGTACAGGGCTTCGGAACAGAATTCCGCTGCACAACTTTTTATAGGGGCAAAAATAAAAAAATAATGGTTAATTGCGGGTGTTTCCATGGAGACTTGGAAGGATTTAGAAAACAGGTAAAAGAAACACGAAACGGAAAAATAGCAAAAGAATACCTAATGATTGCTGATTTAATGGAATATCATTTCACAAGCGAGGATTCTAGCAATGAATAGCGTACTACAATCAAAAAAAGAGTGTTTTTTCTGCAAAACAACCCAAAATTTACATAGGCATCATGTCTTATATGGCAGTAGCAACAGAAAACAAGCCGAAAAGTATGGTTTTACAGTTTATTTGTGCCTGAATCACCATACCAACGGTGGTGAGGCGGTACATCGTAATCCCAACGGACCGCTAGACAGGTATCTCAAAGAACTAGCACAGAAGTACTGGGAGGAGAACAACGGAACGAGGGAAGAATTTATCAAAACATTTGGGAGGAATTACCTGTGAACAAATTTAGAAATAAAAAGATTTTTACGAAAGATGGGAAGTTTGATAGCAAAAGAGAAATGCATCGCTATTTAGAGCTGGCGGCGATGCAACAAGCGGGGAAAATTACAGGATTAGAGCGACAGGCTAGATACATCCTTATAGGCAGCCAGAAACGAGAGGATGGCACTACAGAACGCCCCGTATCATATACAGCAGATTTCCGCTACACAGACAAGAAGGGAAAAATTGTTGTTGAGGACGTAAAATCCCCGCGCACAAGAAAAAATCCGGAATACATCATCAAGAGAAAGCTGATGCTTGAGAGGTACGGCATCACGATCAGGGAGGTAGCGTAATGGGAAAAGTAGGAGACTCAGAAGCAAGAAAAGCGGCGGAGACACTCGAAAAGTATTGCAACGAGCATAAATATTGCCGAAATTGCCTCTTTGGGGCAGGAAAGAAAGGTGCGAATTGCCTGCTAGTAAATAAACTGCCGTTTGATTGGGTAAGATATTAAAGCTGGACACCCTCCGGGGTTAAGGATAGATACACATTACAGTAACACGTTAACGGTTCCATGTGGAGCTATATGCCATTGATTCCTCCGGATTTATTCCGGAGGGGAAAGGAAAGAAAATGACAGTAGAAGAATAAGGAGGAATAGATAAACTGGAACGTGCAAGAAAGGAGTGGTTTTATGGACTCGAAGAGAACTTTACTTGATATATTTCATGTATCCGAATCATATAAGCTTCCAGATGCAATTATGGATGCGTTACTGTCTGATAATGCAGAAAGTATCATAAGGCTAGTAAAAAAAAGTACGCACGATGACATCCGGGATATATTCCAGCAAGAGCAGGGAGACAGAAAAACATTAAAACAGGATTTTACACCGGATTGCATCTGCACCATGGTCGCAAAAATGATGAAGCCGGGC